GCATTGTCCCTCGCAATGAGGATAAGTTCAAGTTCTCTTGTTGCTAGCGCCACGTTTTTGCTCCAACTCCTCTCGCTCGTGCAATGCTTCTACTACAAAAGCCATTCCTATCATTAGAGAATGGTCCTGTTGTAGTAAACCACCCGGACCAGGGAGGCAGTGGAATGTTCGACAAAACGAGGTGATCTCGATGAGTCTGGCAACATCCGGCTCTGCCTCCCTGTTCAGGACTACACTAGCTCTAATTCGGTTTCGGAGTTCGGCTCGTCTTTTCCCGACAGATCTTCATCCCACTGATTAATAGAATCAATGAGTGCCGAAATCTCTTGTCCTACTCGAGGATCAAGATCTACTACACTCGCGGGATTACCAAAGTTCAACTTCTTACCTGTAGCATCTTCCAGATTATGGTTTACGATGCAGTTTTTGAATTCAAACTCTGTAACTGCCTTTTGAATGATATCGGTAGTAACTTTGATATCGTCATCACGCTTCATATTACCGCCGACACCTTCAATAGCCATCTTAGTGGCCATATCTCGTCGTGCAAGAATTTGACCGTAAGAAAGCTTACGAACTTCAATCCAACCCGCCTCTTCATCACCAACAGCTGGAAGAGTCTTCAATTCGAATCTCTCTGTAGCTGTCATATCTACAGTCGCCCTAGGCATTATGCCTCCTTATTACGTTGCGTCTTCAGTTGCGGAACCACACTCAAGAGTATAAGCGGCTGAGTCAGAATCGCTATAGATACCTTGATAGGTAATCGAAGCGCGAACCAAGTCGCCTTGTCCATCGAGTCCAATTTCGTAACTATCTTTGATTGCTGAATGAACCAAAATATCTATATAATTGTTAGCCTCACTGGGATCTTCAGCACGGAAATGAATTTCCTGAGCTGTCAAAGCCTTAAAGGCATCATAGTCAGTACGTGAATCAAAATCACGATCAAATGTAAGCTCTGTCGTACGCTCACCAAACTTAGTGAACATAGCACCGAGGCCATCATCGCGAAGTCTGTACTGATGCTCTGGACTATCGTCAACAGAGAACGAGAAGCCATCAACATCGTAGACCTGAGTAGCTGTCGGAATCTCAATGACGTACTGACCAGCCCCAAATGGAGCATCTGTGGGCCATGTTGCTGTGGGCCCTGTTTGCGTGGCTTCTTCCTTAGCAAGGATTCCAACAGTGGCAACAAGAATTCCATTGTCAACAGTAAGTTCAAGCTTACCTACAACACACTGAGTATAACCAAATGTAATACCATTACGAACAACAGTAATGGATAGTGTAGAACCTGCACCTGATTTTTGTCCAATATGTGTTGGTGTCAAAGTATAGACGTAAGGCGGTGCCGTGCCCGTCTCAGCAACAGTACCACGCATTGCATAAAGGAACCAAGGAAGATTATCATGAGTTACTTCAAACTCAATATCACCCTCAACGGTTGCGTTTCCAGGTACTGCATGAACAATGTCTGCAACACCTCTAATAGGCCGAGTAAAGATTGTCTCTTGCGCATAAGCAAGAGATTCACTTCTAATCGGAATAAACTTTGCTGGGGTGACCCAAGTACCAGGAGTCACTTCTTTGGCAACACCCAGAATACCCGCTGCACCAATTCCGGCTGCCATTAGCTAGCCTCCTTTTTGGTTGATTTCTTTTCCTTTTGAACGTTAAAAACATCCTTGAGCTTTTGGCCTGAGAACATTTCAAATCGTTCTTCTTGCTCCTTAGTAATGTTAATCCATTCACCGGTCTCAACAATGCCGAGACCAGGAACAGCCACTTTAGGAGTACCGGAGGCGATTTTGATTTTCACACTCCAATCCTTTCCTTAATCATACCCTGCCATATTAGTCTATGGGCATAAAATTGAGAACGGCCTACAACAGCAACGCCAGGTTCGACGCTGACTACTATACCTGAAATTACTAATCCCCCCAAAGTATTATCTTCATGCAGTTTATCTTCGACAGCTTGCACATATTGATCAAGTTCTTTTTTAGTTGTCTGTACATCTGCTACTTGACCGTGATAAATTACTACAGCAATATTTACAAGCAAATTAGTCTGAAGACCTGTTTGGTTATAAGCGCGTTCCTTGGATCCCATTTCCACAGTGGCTGCTGGGACGTCGGGTATTGCTGCCTGTTCACCATAATACACGTCTGCGAGTCCAAGAGATGTATCGCCTACAAGCAGGTCGACAATAGCTTGATTAATGGTAGCGATGTCACTCATTAAAAGTACACCCGCTTAACATGTTGATCGACTTTGTCTTCGAGCCATTCCATAAAGACTCTACCAATAGCAGGTTCATCTTCTTTTTGAATAAGAGCAAAAGGTCTGTTAGGAATTCCTGCTTTTGCCGAGATAGCAGCATTATCATGCACAACAGCATACCAAGCAGAAGGTGGAAAATTGCCATAAGTCATTGTATTATTTCTGACTTGAAATCTGGCAAATGCAGTAGCAGCTCTTTTTAGTGTGCCTGTAACATCAAGAGGCGGTCCTCCTCTTCTACCTGTACGATATGTCGATCCTTGATCAACACGTGCCCATTTAGGTCGACCACCTACACGAAAGTTTTCTTCAATGGAAGGGGAAAGAACTTCGCGTGCTACTCTAAGTAGAGGTTCACGCATACGATTAGTTCCACCAATATCTAGAGCAAGCCGTTGAAGGTCTCTATGTAAATGTTTTACAGCTGAGTCATCTACATATAAGCTTAGCATTAGAAAGACATATCCATAGTAAACTTGGAGGTTTCTTCAGTAAGATCGTTTGGAACAAATGATGGACCTGCAGCTGTTTGAGCGGCAGTAGTTTCTTCATCTGTTACATCAAGAAGTTCAACAGTTCCAGAAACAATGCCATCTAGAAGATTAGTTGCCCATTCATCTAGCCAATCAGCATAGAATAGTTCATCCGCTTGATCAGCATAGTGTTTGCGATACCGAACGGCTGCAACCCGAGCAGAGATGACTGAGCGAATAAGATCCGGAGTAGTACCATATGTAGTCCAAGTAGATACATCATATCTGCTTGAGACAGTACCTAGTACTTCTGCCGAAATATTTGGCTCTTCAACTAGTTCATCTGTTATATCGAGTTGCAGCCGGTTTTCGGTAAACCAGGACTGCACATCATCTACTGTGATGAGTGCCACGGAAGTTACTCCTTAGTAGCCTTGGTTGTCTTCGCTGGAGCGACCTTCTTAGGTGCCTTCTTTTCAGCCGGCACATTTTTAAGAAGGTCGTTCTCCTTCATATGTTCCTGCAAAGCCTTGGGGAGCTCCGAGAAAGGCGTACCTTCCTCGAAGAACTCCCCATCATGCTTTGCTGAGCAAACGGTCACTTTAGCCATTATCGCCCCTTAAGCTATTGTGATTCCGGCAGCTTCCAATGCAGCAGTCAACTCTTCAACCTTTGCGGCCAAAGAAGCGACAGCATTCTTGGTAGCGTCTTCACAACCAGCCCCTCCACCAGTAATAGCTGCGAGAGTACCTGAAGCAGTACCGCCCGAACTATCAGTAAGAGACGCGATATTGTCTTGACGAACCGAACGCTTTGAACCTGCTAGGAAGTCTCCAGCAGTGGAATTGCCACTACCATCAACCGTAATCAACTGGAGGTCGTAGCGACGACGGACACGGATAATATCCGCACCGCGTGCTTCTTCTCTCCAACGATCAACGCGCTGAGTCTGGCCACCTGGGTAACGCCAAACGAACTCATAACCAAAGTTCGGCTTCTTGAGTCCAGCAGGACCCGTCCAAGCCATAACCACGTCCTTGCCCCAAAGGTAACCAATGGAAGCAGCGGCGCCTGGCACGCTTGAATCATAACCGATACCCGGAACAACGATCTTCGCGAGACCGAACAGTGCTGCAATAAGGTCGGCCGTGAGGACGCCCAACTGCGAGTACTTGATTCGCTCAATGAAGTCCGGATGGTCTTCGAGAATTGACATGACTTCGTAAGGGAAGATGCCAACATTAGGCTCCATAAAGATCGAAGAATGGATCTTACGAATACCAGTCTTCACATCCCCGATGGGGTCTGAGTTAACGTAGTCACTCCACTGAGACGTACCAGACAACGTGGTCGAGAAACCCGTTGCATAGTTAGTCGTAGTAGTGACAAGCGTTTGAATACGCTGCTCACGACGAAGCATAAGCTTGTTTGTAATAAGCTCAGTTCCATCGCGATCAGGATCCATTGGACTATCAGTATTTTCACGCTCTTCATCTGCAACCGGAATAGCAAGCGCGTATTCCCGTGCAAAGTAAGGGCTTGTACTGACAGTAAGTCCGGGAATCTCGATTGCCGGCGTTGCAGGAGCACGATACTCGTCCTCCGGCAGCCAGTGCTCGCGACCGAACTCATAGTACAAATCACTCTGCTTCCGAACCTTGACAACTGGGAACAAAACGTCCCCAACCATACCATTGTTCGGGTAACCGAGTGAGATGTTAGTTAGGACACGGTCGATGTGGACGTTTCCGCCACCTCGTGGATCATATACCATCTAGCTCACCTCCCGGTTACGTAGTCGTGAACGTGGTTGCCGGCGTGAGGAGCACTGTGAAGAGCTCACCCGCATTGGCAGCCGCCGTCAGAGCGATTCCGACCTGATTTTGTTCTGCAGTGGTAGCTGCAAGTGCAACAGCCTGACCATCAGCTGCCGTCCGAAGACGATCGCCAATAGAAACAGCCGCGCCAGCTTCCCAAATCGCAGTACCCATGACAGCAACGGCAATAACACGACCGGCGGTCGCATCATCAGCTGATGCCGTTTCCATGGCAATACCGATAGCCAATTCACCCAGCGTATCAGCAGCGTCAATTGTCTGAACAGCCGTACCAAGCTTAACAGCCTGATACTTAGTAATCGCTTCGGTAACTACGAAAGGAAGATCAAGAACATAATTGCGTCCGACGCCCATTATGCCTCCACCTCCTCATCTGCCATTTCTTCGAGGTACCGTTCGAACAGTGCCTCATTAGTGCTGAAAAGGGCCGATGATGCGTCCGCATAGGACATACCTTCGTTTTCCTCCATCAGCGTCTTAATTCCAGCCTCAACCTCAGACAGAGCAGATGAGTCAGACTCGGTACGCTTACGCTGTGAGGTTTCTCCAATAGAAACCATACCTGTCTTGACAATCTCCTCCATAATATCGGTGAACGCAGAGACCTGCTCCTCGTTCGCTGACAGCATGAAGGATGTAATCTTCTCGTCGAGAGCCGTGGGCAACCCGTGCTTACCCTTTTCGCCACCAGCATGCCACTCGGACAGCTTAGCGCTGACACGATCCTGACGTCCTGACAGTTCGAGGTTCACAACTCGGCCAACAAGAGTCTGATTCTGTTCCGCGAGTGCCTTATTCTGCTCGAGGATCCCAGCCATAGCTGGATGCTCCTCAAGGATCTTAGCAACCTCTTCTTCGGACAGAGACTCTACCGGCTCTTCTTTGGTCTCGGCTTGGAGAGACTTGGTAAACGCTTCAATGATCGCGTCCTCGTCAGCATCTTCTGCCAACTTGAACTGATCACGAAGTGCTTTCAAAAGCTTCTCCATGTCACCTCCTCTTGGTTGATCAACCTGGCTGGAATCTTCGTGATCCAGCACTTCCGACAAATTAACAGGCATAATGTTCTTTAGGAATGGCCTATTAGTCAAACCTCCGCCAAAGAGAACGTCTTTGAACTTCTTACCCGATTGTGGGTGTTCCCAGTTCTCAACATACTCTGGACTGAAATACCTATACTTACCAGAACGAATATCATTTGCAGCTTCTTCTGTCCATTCGACAAAGAGCCACAAACCGTCCTGACGAGCTTCAGCACTAGAGACCCAACCAGCAGCCTCGCCACCAGAATTATGCCCGTAGTCAATCGCGATATCGATACCGCGAACCTTATGGATAACATTTTGAGCCATGCCTTTAGCACGATCAAATGTCATTTTAATCTTTCCATACATCGGGTGTTTGTATTCACCGATAGGGAAAGCTTGCAGCCATGATGCATTAGGTTTCGACTCTTCAAACGCAATGGCTTGAAGATCGACCCAATATGCTAGGTGCTGTTCTTTCATGTGCTTTAACCTCTGTAACCGATATTATATGTAGAACAGTTGATGTTACTCATGATAGTATATACTAGTTATGTATCTTCATCTACATCATCCAGAATTTTAATTACATAGTATGAACCATTAGGAAATGTTAGAGGCTTTGCTCCATACATAACTTCTATTTCCGCATAAAATGTATCTGCCGTATCAGTATCACCTGATATCCAGGTGTATTTGACCTTACCCTTATTAGTCACCTGATCAGGATCAATTGTCACTGCAGCATCAATTTTTGGAGCACCTCCAGCTCTAAAAATGTCCTTTTGAGACATCAAAAGCTTTGCAGAAGTGGCACCACTAAGATCTACTCCACCGTCAGCATCTTCACAAGTGACTTCGAGCTCGGGAAGAAGATCATTCTTTTTCATTGTCCAATCAGCCGCCATAATGCTCCTTAATCTGTATCAAATAGTAACTGAAGATTTGGGTGTTACAAGTATTGTTATCGACGATACATTAGTCAGAGATGTTTCAGATGACACAGCACTAACTAGTGACAATGGAAGTGTTAGATCAGGTATAGCACCCAAAACATATGGTAGAAGTACATTAACCAGAAGTTCTATTGTAGCAGGACTTACAACAGCTTCACCCGTTATAGTTGGTGTAGGTAGCAAAGCAGTGATAGCAATGACATCTGGTGACACCGATACAGCTGCCGCAATAAATGGTGTAGGCAGTGTACTCAAGAGTTCAATTGTTGCAGGTTCAACACTTGCTCCCGCTGATGCAACCGGTGTAGGCAACTGGCTCAACAAGTCTATCGATGCCGGTGTAACTTTACTTGCCCCTGTAACAGCAGGGACTGGCAAAGTACTCAACAAGTCAATTGCTGAAGGTTCAACAACTGTAGGAACCTTAGCAAGCGGTGTAGG